TTACAGCCGGTCTAGAGTTTTATAAAACACATGGCGATGGATGCAAGATAGTGACAATCACGCCCGCCTCGTTAAAAAAGAATTTCGAAAAGGAATTAATTGGACAGTGCGGGCAGATACAAATGATGAATGGAGAAGGAATGACTAAAACGTCGCTGAAAAAGCATTTGATATCCGTATTCAATATCATGTCGTATCAAAGATTCGTGAAGCATGTGATACCAACAAGCACATTCGATAGAAAAACATTACTTATCGTGGATGAGGTGCAAAACATTATTAGCAAAGACGGGAAGATGTATGAAGAATTTGCAAAAATAACAAAAAACACGGATGTGTCGGTTTTATTCTTATCTGCAACGCCAATATTCAATGATTCTATCGAGGTCGCCTTGCTTGCGAATTTATTACAGGTGAAAGATGGAAAACAAATCGATGTTAATAAATTTCAACAGAATTATGGAGTTCAATTAGAAGATGACGATAGCATAGACGATGTGATAGATGGGAAAGAAAGTGTCGAAATAAAGAATAAAATCAAATTAAAGGGATTTTTTAAGAATAAGATTAGTTTTTTTCGTGGTCATGATTTGGCGATGTATCCAAGAAAATCGGAATACAATGTGTATTGCCCTATGTTCAAATTTCAATACGACGGATACAAAGAGTCTTTAGGAACCAAAACATTTGATTTTGATTATCTCGAGATGTCGAATGTGTTTTTGAGTGGCCCCAGAATAACTTCAAACGTAGTGTATCCGGATGGTGGAATAAATAAAAAATCTGCTAGAAAGTTTCGAAAGTTTCCTTCGAAAAAATACGCAATCAAATTTCATATATGTATCAGAAATATTGCTAAATCAGCGGGTCCGGTGTTTGTGTATTCCAATTTTGTCGAATCGGGTGGAACCAAGACGTTTGCCAAAATCTTGCTCACTGAGTTCGGCTACGAAGAATATGGTGAGTCTGAATCCAGCAGCAAATCACCACGATTTGCAGTGTACAAATCTGGACAAAGCGAACAGAATTGTAAAATCTTGAACATATTCAACTCGTACGAAAACAAAGACGGTGACCTCATCAAAATCATCATAGGCTCACCTACCATGAAAGAAGGTTGTACATTGCTCAGAACACGTGAAGTGCATATTCTCGAACCGTATTGGAATGAAAGTAGAACGCGTCAAATTATTGGTAGGGCGGTTCGATTTTGTTCTCACAGCGACTTACCGGAAGAATGTAGAAGGGTGAAAGTGTTTCATTATATCGCAATCGCTCCCGACGAAATTGCAAAACCGACTGTTGTGCGCGTGGATAAAGAACAGCCTACTTTCAAAGAGACAACCGCTGACATCTATATTAAAAAAACAAGCATGTTCAAGGAGATGGTGATTTCGCATTACGTCAATTTGATGAAAGAGGTTGCAATTGATTGTACGAAATTTAAAAAGTACAATCAACCCCCCAAATACAAATGTCATACGGACCCACATACCGACACAGGTAATGTCGATATTGGTGAACAAAACACAAAAAAACCAAAAAGAAAGATGAAAAGATCCACTACTACAGAGAATCAGTATTTCAAGACCAACATCGACTTCAACGAGCGCATGAATAGAACATCGTGTCCGAAATCCCGAACACCAAACGACGAAAATAAGTGTCCAGAAACGCACCCGTACTTGAAAACCAACAAATATAATGATAAATGTTGCTACAAGACGAGTTCTAAAGCAGTGAAGGGATGTCCAAAACAAAGGAGACCTGTGTCCGGCGAGTGTAGCGACATGTTTCCGCATGCAAGAAAAAACAAACACAATGTAGATTGTTGTTATAAAAAGAAGAAATCTGTTGTTCCAACCTGATAATAATGTTTCCAGATATTAAAAGTAAAGTCCAAATGAAATGTACCTCGAAAAACAATCCTGGAAATTTGCATCCACGTAATGTCGTGATTACAGGAGGATCACGCGGTCTCGGAAAATCCCTCGCACGCGCCTTTTTGAAACAAGGGGATACAGTGTTTTTAATGTCTCGTAATATTCACGTGTTACGTGAAACTGCTTTCGAACTGGAAAAATATGCACCGCCAGAGAAGATACATTATATGCCGGGTGATATATCAAAAATGCAACATTGTGAGAGCGTGAAAGAAGAGGCATTGAACGCCATGGGAACGATTGATATATGGATCAATAACGCGGGTACGAATGGTTTTGTTACCAAACCCTTTGACTCATTTGATACAGATGAGATGAACGCAGTGATACATACAAATATATATGGTACGATCTATGGTTCCAAAGTTATGCTTGACGTAATGAACGAACAACAAAGTGGAATCCTTATTAATGTAGAGGGTGCCGGTTCAAACGGCTTTCCCACTCCCAATCACGCACTCTACGGAATGACGAAACAGGGAATCACCCATTTTACAAAAACGTTAATGTATGAAAATATTGATGCCCCGTTCAATATATGTACAATATCTCCTGGAATGGTATTGACTGATATGCTGTTATCCGATGAGTCGAACGATAATCTGAAACATGTGTTTAATATTATTTGTGAAGAGCCCGACTTTATTGGCGAGTTTTTGGTGAATAAGATTAATAACGCGTCAAGACACGAACAAATTAGATACTTAACTGTGTGGCGAATAGTATGGCTTTGCTTGTTGAGTACTGTACGAAAAAACCGACATTTCGAGTAAATCATAATAAAGGAAGAAAGAATCTAATCGAGTGAAAACAAATATAATATGATAAATAAATATGAGCTCCACTAAAACTTCGATGACTGCTGAAGAATTCTACACACTTGCGGATAATATTATCTTTAATACATTACTATACAACAATGAAGAGTTTTTTAATAAGCCGGACACTTCAACAGAGTTGTCGAATATTGAAATAATGTTAGAAAACCTCAATACTAAACTTGGTGAAGAAGATATGATCAATATGGTGGGGACTTTCATAAAGAATAGTATGCCTACAGTACAACATGATAAGGTAATTCAACGAATGGAACCAACTGTTCCAACTCAAGGTGGAATGATAGCAGGGGGGGGGAAAAGATTAGACAAACAACAAGCTCCATCCAACTCGTTGTATGGCAAATTACTTGCTTTAGGCGGAATTAAAAATTATGCAAATTTTACAAACCTTTCAAAATATGTTTCATTCTTTTTAGTAGTTTTTCATGTAATTTGGAGCCAAAATATGGATATTGTAAACAGGCATCAATTGATGTACATGACAGACTCTTATACGTTCGAAACGTTTTTGAATATGAAACCGTCAATGAATCAAACGGAAAGCCAGCAAGTTATGGATTTTAACCGCCAAATTTACAATAATAACACATTCTTTCAAATAGATGCCAACGCGCAGCAGAAGCTAGTACAATGGGTAAAAGAAAGAAGTGGCAGGGTTGATAAATTTAAAAGCAAATTAGCTGTGAAATTTGGAGATAGAAAAAAAGAAATTATCGACATACAACATGTTTTAAACGAGATGTTAGATTCAGAATATAGTTTACCTAAATCAGAGGAATTTAAAGCATGCATGGATGAAAACAGAACAACACCTGTCGATGAAATTAAAGTAATAACATGTACTGATAGTGTTTTCTTAGAAGATACCAAAATAAAACGCTATCATTCTATTGTTTCTAGTTTAGTCCAAATATTCTTTCCCGAAGGTCTGCAAAATGAGCTGGATGAATTCTTTGCCGAAACTCGAGAAGGTATAAAACAGTTTGAGTCCAAGCATGGAATTCAAACGTCCCAAATCATGAGCATAAAACTTGCGACAAACGTTTTTTTAATTGTTAATGATGTAGCAGACACTCTTGTCCCTGGTTTAAAATCAGATGAAACTGAACAAAATTTAGCACAAGTTGAACACAAATGGGGAATCCGCTCTACATTGTCATATTTCACATACATAATCTTGGATTCGATGATGACGTCTGGAAATGATGAACGAGTTCTGATGAACGCAATGAAAATACATTTTGAAAATAAAGCAAATGATGAATTAATCAACTTTGACGTCAAAACGAGAAATGGTTACCTATATAATCAAGCTAGAAAGACCGTTTTAAATTCGGAAGGTTTTAAAGCAGTGTACGACCTCGTTGTAAATTTTAAACCAGAAGGGACACGAAAAGCTGTTCAAAATACAATGAGTAGTATTGCTGACGATCAAGGCGTACCTATTCGTAAAAATTTAAAATATATGATTTATTCGCAAATTTTCGATGTTTTTGGAGATATTTTGGAAAATAAGGATGTAACAGCAAAAATAAAGAATATTATTGACTCAGTTAAAAAGAATCTTTTGGTAACGGTTGCGAGCAACCTCGCAACCTCGAAACCTCGCGAGAACTTATAAACTAAGATTTGCACTCATTTAAACTATTTACAAATCTTATTTTCGAGTTACAAAATTGATTTCATTGTATGTTAGTTTTCTTTATTTAAAAGGGTTTGTGCGTTAAAAACATAATTATGGACATATGTACGAAACGAACACAGGTTATTTTTGAACCGATCGCGAATGTGTTGGAGTACCAATCTCCGGATGTGCAGCGATTATTGAATGATGAACACGTGAAATATCTAGTAGAGGATCAAATGAAAGAGTACGACGAGTTCGGAGTATTCTCGCTATTGCAATCTATAACATGTTGTGATGTAAATGACAAAAGATACGTGATTGATGGACAACATCGTTTAGAAGCGTACAAAATAATTCGGTCACAGGGTTATTCGCTGTGCTTCAGTATTCCGTTGGTGTGTTATAAAGTTTCGACAAATACCGAATTACTATCCTACTATTCGAGAATCAATAAACACAATCCGATTCAACCCTTAGAGATGACCGACGAATGGTTGACGTACGGAAAACACTTTTGTACGTGGTTTGTGTCCGAATACAAAAACTATGTGAAACAAGATGATACGAAATCGATGTGTCCCAATATTAACCTTAAATCGTTGATGATGTATATGAATAAATATAACGTCTTTCAAAGATTGCCCCATAAATGTGAATTAATAGTGCTCATAAATAGGATAAAGAAACTTAACGAACATATTTTGAAAAATAAGACCCAAATCATTCAATATCAATTGAAGGATGATTTGAAAAAACGAATCGATAAATGTGAGAAGAAATACCCAAATAACCCATGTATGTTAGGAATATGGCGAAACTTCGAGTGGATTGAGATGGTGTTGAGAAGCATTACCAGCAACATTTCGATCGAAGACCTATCGTTTTCGATGTTCAACTTAAAACGTCCAAAGATTGAGCGAAAAAAAAGAATTAATGTATGGAAGAAACGGAACGGGTCCACTATGGATGGTAAATGTATGGTGTGTGAAGAAAATCTAAGCTTCGAGGACATGGAGTGTGGGCATATCGAGTCATTTTTTAATGGCGGAAGCAATGACATTACGAACCTTGAGCCGATATGTAAAACTTGTAACAGGGATATGGGTATATTGAACTTGGAACTGTACAAGAAGAATTTAGGATGATGCGTTTTTTACTGATGGTGTATATGTGTATTTGATAGTAGGTTGTCATTTTCATTTATATCTTTTACAAGATTCTTTAATTGCCGCTCATTTACATTCTTATAATCCATGAGACTATTCACTTTGAACTCGATGTCCATGTATTTGCTCATTATGTATATCATAAGCCCATATAGCGCTAAAATGGATAGAAAATTAATTACGATCATCACAAGAAACCCCTTTTCCATGATTTATTGATTTAATATATAAAAAGATTGTTTATTCAATAAGTTATTTACTGACACATACAATTACTTTTTAACAGATTTCGCTTTATTTGCGGCTTCATAACCTTTAATTATCTTCTTTGACATTTCATATTCGTCTTTAGTGTATTCTGTGTCATAATAAGAAGGTAAAATATACAATCGACTATCTTGATTGAAAATTCCATGCGCGAGGACGACAAAAGAAGCTGTTAATATTAACGATGTGATCAAATCGTGTGTTGCGATAAAGAAGATGGAGAAAAGTGTCAATCTCCGTACAATAGTGCTTTTCAGAAACTGCTCTTGATTTTTCGATAGGTCCAATATTAAATATTTGGATCCCATATTAAACAATATCATAGTGATTCCCAACAACAATTTGTTGTTGTTGATTAAATTTATATTCTTATTCATTTTTGTTAAATCGACCATAACTTCTTTTTATATAACCGAATAAAAATTTGTCACACCGGACCCCGTGGGCTCGAAAGGAAATGAACTCAGAGCTCCCGTGTTAGTATCATAGTGGTGCTTTCTTCAGTTTCATTCCAATTTGAACAAACTGTTCCATGATAAAGATGAATATGACTCCAGTGACCGTATATAACATGAGTTCCATTTGAACGTCATCGGGAGAAGGCGGAACTCTCATTGATTTTTTAACTTTTGTTTTTCTCTTTTTAGGCAGGTACATACTCTCTTCTTCATGACTATACATGTGTTCTTCATCGCTGTCGTATTGTTCTTCTGATTCTTCCTGAGAATGTCGTCTATGTGGAGTAGGTAGGTTTTCTTCATCGATATTGTTCCCTTTAATCATCATATCGTATTCTTCTTCGGCATCAATTGTTCTTTGTAGCATTTTTGACTCCATATATTCGTCGAATTCTTCGTCTGAATCGTAAAAAGTGTCGTTTGTTTTCTTTCTCGTTGTAACCGGTTGTTTCAGTTCGGGTTCTTCGTCGGTGTCGTTTTCTTCGTCAATATACATGAATTGATTTCTCATCGTAGTTGGTTTTTTTGGCTTTGATTTCGGTGCGGTGGTAGATACGTGTCCAGGTAATTTTTTGTATTTTTCTGCAGTTGTGAAGCAAGTCGAGTTTTTTGGTTCTGAAGAGGCATGCATCGGGATGAAATTATCAAACGATTCTTCATCCGAATCATATGCGCCAGTTTTCTCCGGTGAATAGTTCTTATTGTATTTGTTGATTTGATTTCGTTTGTTTGAATATTTTTGTGCATCACTGTATCCATAATACTTATCATAGAAATGTTCATCCTCGTTGTTAAATTGGTCACCACTATTTGATTTTTGGGCTTTTGATACATAGGGTTTGGTGACTGGAGCGTTTCTCGACTCATAAAGATTACATACAGAGTTTGACTTTTTCTTTTGATTTTGTTTTTGTTTTTTCTTTGTAAAATTATCTCCCCACGCGTCTTCGAGGGTACTGTACGAGTTATGAAAATAACTCATTTTGATTTATATTACTTTATGAAATATAAATATTTGATTAATTTTAATCTACGTCTAACACAAATTTTCCAGTGGTATCCTTATAGGGAATATATTTTAATAACAAATCGTTATTGTTCGTCGTTGGGGGTGGTTCAGTAGTGTGTTCGAGGTGTTGTTTTGGGAACCAGCTTATCACCAGATATCTATGGTACAGTTGTTCGACCACAAATCCATTTTGTTTCAATTGGTCATTCATGTAATTTATACAATCGTCTAAATTGTATAGGGGGAGACCAACCACATAGCGCGGGACCTCATAATAGCACAAGTACAATTCTTTTTTTGCAGCCTCTTTAATTTTTGTATGACATTTACTCAAGATTTTTGAGAACACATTATTACGTAACTCCTTTTTTTTTGAAACCGAATTTTGTAATTCAAATATGTTTATTTGTTTCATTGTTATATGTATATATATATTTAAATGTATCATAATATCGCTGTTTCAGGTGGTGGTGTGAGTGCTCTAGTGTTTGTTGGATGCATAAAAAGGATTCACGAAGACAACGAGTTTTTTCAATTATCAAATTATATAGGCTCATCGTCGGGATCGTTAATCTGCTTGTTTATGATTTTGAATTACAGTTATGAAGAAATAAAGTCATTTTTGAGCGAACATTTGGTCGATTCTCCTATTTTGAAACTGACCTTATGGAACGTTCCAAAATGTTTCTCCAAGTATGGAATAGACGATGGTAAAAACGTGATTGAATTTGTAGAAAAGATATTAGAGTTCAAAGGTTTTAGCAAAAACGCATCGTTCATTGAAATTACAAAACAAACTGGAAAGAATCTTATTGTCGCGGCAACGAATTTAACCTGTAAAAAATTAGAGTATTTATCTGTTGATAACTATCCGGAAATGATGATCAAAACTGCGATTCGGATGAGCACGTCCATCCCAATACTGTATCAACCTGTGAAATACTATGACGAAATCTTTGTAGATAGCTTGATCTATAACAACTTCCCCATTGATGTGTTTTCGAAAATGAATCGTCAAACGTTCGGATTGAACGTTCTGATGAAACCGAAAAAAATTACAAATCTAATGTCATTCTTTGGCACAATCATTCACTGTATGATAAACAATATAACGGTGGTTCTGAATTCCGAGCAAAAGAATGTATGTAATATCGTTTTAGACGATGTATTTGTCAATTTCAATCTACAATCATTTAAATTTGAGGTTACAGAAGAATTAATTGACAAATATGTGCAGGTTGGATACGAAAAGATGTCTAGTTTCCTTCAATAAATGACAAGAGTTCATCCGATGTACGATTTCCAGCGAACACCTGCTCCGCACCATCGGGTTTGGCCATAACGACGTGTGGGAATCCACGAACTTGGTGTTTTTCCATATACGGCTTTGTTTCTTCTTCATCTACATCGAGTTCAATGAAGTCAATGTTCTTGTATCTGTCATTTGAGTTGCATTCCGACACAACGGAATCCCATACAGGTTTGAAGCGGGTGCAATGACCACACCATTGGGCTTTGAAAAATAAAAGTGTTTTGTGTTCATTCGGCTGAAACGTTTCTGCCTTTGACTTAAATTTCTTCATGAGTAGATAAGAACCCAATAGAAAGCACAGCGAAACGACGGTAATGATAAGGATGCGATTATTCGAAAATGCGGGGTATTTCATTTTAATTAATGATTATAAAATAATTGAATGAATATGATTTAACGCAGGGATTCTCGTAGATGTGTTAATATAAATAACAAAAGTGATCCAATCGAAGTTTATAGACGTTGTATCCACATCAAATGCTTTCAAACCGGCTTCCGCGTCGATCAACAATATACGGTTTTCAGCATCATTCAGCCTTTCAATATACTCCGACCGTAGTACTGAAAAGTCTCGCTCCAACAATCCTTTATGGTAGTCGTCGATCTCATCTTTGTTGCAAATTATGATTGCCTTATGTATATTATATTCTCTATAAATATCCTCTATTTTTGTTATCTCCATGATTCACACATGAATAATTAAATGTGTTCCTATTTAAATAATATTTATTGACAAATATACATAACACGTACAAGATGATTATGGAATTAGATACGTTTATGCAATTGAAAAATGAGGTTGATTCAGTGACTCACACTACTTTCACCGAGCG